TAGTTAGCTTGTCTTTCATTTCCATCATCAGAATATCTAGTTACTCCATACTTTCCTGTTGGAGTTTTACTCTCTTCCTCTATTTGAGATTTAAGACTTAAAGTACAAGCTTCTGCATCTTCGGAGGTAACTGTACATTTTCTCCACTGAGCTTTAGCTTGCTCTAGCTTTGTAAAATAACTTGGATCAATAGAGCCACCTTTCTTTAAATCTTGATCTACTAAAGCATTCTTTAACGCACCTTCAATTCTATCTTTATGTAGGTTTTTATAATCAGCTTTATCAAGGATAGCGTCTCGTCTAGCTACCTCTTGTCGTATCTCATCAGTGACAAAACCATCAGGTATTGTTGGATCATCTAAATCTTCAGATGTTAAATTGTAATCTTCATGAAAGAGTTTACTGTAGTGAGAGGTGTAAAAGTCTCCATCTAACTTACCTTCAACACTGGTTTCTAAATACTTACCATATCTATCCTGTAAGATTGCACGATCAATACCATTTGGATTGAGTTCGGACTTAGCCATCTTCTCAATACCATCTTTAACTATCTGTCTAGAGCCATTCCAACCACCTGGCTTACCTCTGTTTTTAAGGTAAGTATCAAAAGTCTTCATGGTTGATTCTTGAAGACGCTTAGTAGCTTCAGCTTGGTTCTTTGCTTTAGTTGTTGCGTTTTGTGCTCTAGTAGCTAGTATCCCTGGAAGAATATCTGAATACCAATTATTTTTACCTTGTGCTTTACCTATTGCTTCTATCAAAGCTGAGTCATCTGGGACAATATTAATATCCTCAAGAATCGTTTTCATTTCAGCTTTTATTTCTGCTTTGGTTTTATAAGTACCATCATCTTTTGGTACTCTACCAAGGTTTTCAAACATCTCATTAATAGCCTCACCACCAGTCACAGGATTGAAGTCCTTAGTTCTTGTAAGTGCTGCTTTTAAAACTGTTTTATAACCATTAACTCTAGTTTCAGCATTATCTATTGCATCTCTTAACTCAGCTCTAGCAACTATTGTACGTCTACCCTTATGCATCCTCTCTATCATTGGAGATAGAAAATCTGCACTTAGATATTGATCATTTCCATTCTCATCTTTAACGATTAGATTATTAGCTCTTAAATACTCAGGTATTGCATACTGAATAAAAGTTTGAATATCCTCTGTTTTTGTAATACCTCTATCAGCTAATTGCTTCTCAAGCCATGGTTGCCATTTATCACCAGCAATTATTGCATCGGCTTTTAGGCGTGCCATGTCGTCAAACTTAGATCTACCTCTTACCCATTCCACCTCTGGAGCTGTGTGACCATCAATGATCATTTGATCAGCCTTGAGATGGAAGCCTTGATTCATGTCATATGCTGAATCTTCCAATAACTCCATTCTCAATTTGGTCGCATCACTTTGACCATTGGCAACGTAGTAATTTAAGGCAGCATTATATGAGGCATCCCAGTCTTTCTTTTCGCTTAGTTGATAAGCTTCAAATAGAGTTTTACTGTAACCAATTAACTCTTGAATCTCTTTACCTTTAGACTCAATCTTAGCTAACTCAGCTTTGTTGTTTTGTACAGCTTGTGCTCTATTAACTTGTAGTGCAGATTCTCTGGTTTGACGTGCTAAACCATCAATACCTTGTATCTGTTTTAAGTTAGCTTCTTCTTTTTGATTAACAGCTTGGATGTCAGCCGCAGCTTGAGCATCCTGATTCTTTCTATCTTGTAGTGCTCTTTCTCTTTTATTGTCGTCGTCTTTAAGTTTAGCCTCTAGACGAGCAAGGGATATAGCACCAAAATCTAAATTACTGTAACCCTTACCACGCATGGTGGGTTGAAATTGTACTTTAGCCATAAGTAGTTATGCTCTATCACTAAATGCCGTTAATTCATTCATACCAGCATTTTGAAAGGTGTTGTTATTATTATTGAAACTGTTATTTCCGAACTTTGCCGTGGCATAAGTCGAAGCTGCTGATGTTGCTGCACCTGCTAATACACTTCCCCAACTAGGTACCTGCACAGTAGACACACCCTTAATAGGCTGTGGTCCAAAGTCAAAGTCCTCTAGTTCTCTAGGTAGTTGATATTCAGCTAGTGGTGTAGCTAGTGGTTTAAGTGGTGCTATTGGTTTTGATGGTCTTAGCATCCTTCCAGCCTCTGTCTTTAATACAAAGTCACGTAGTCTCATACGACTAGATCTATCAGCACTAACAATGTTTTCAGTAAGGATTGCTACTTGCCTACCTTCATCTGCTAGTTGAGATTGAGCAGCCTTAACTGCACTTCTACCAGATTGAGATGTAGCTCTTAGTTCTCCTTTCTTTTGAATACTTTCAATTATGTTTGCTTCATTTTGGAATGCGTATTGCTGTCTTGTTTCAAACCGTTCCATTGCAGCCTGTTCTTGGGCTGAACCTATAGCTTGATCAGCAAAGAAATTAGATCTCCTAAATAGTTCTAATTGACCTTGGTATTGAGCCTCTTGAATCTTTAACTGATGTCTCCAATTCCTTAAGTTATTCTTATCTTTAAATTCAGCTAATGCTTTCTCATTCTTTTGAGTAAGTTCAATAGCTCTGATCATCTCATCACGTTCAGCGATGAGTTTCTCTTTCTGCATATTCCACAGAGGAAGATCGTACTCGTCGTACTTCTTCTGTAAGAATGCTTCCTCTTTGTTCTGTGCTTTCTTGGCTGATTTACGACCAAAGAAGCCGCCAAGTAAACTAGATCCCGCACTAATGAGCGTAGCGGTTACTAATGGATCTGCCATATCTTAAGTCCTCCTATAAAATCTCGGTGAGTAGTTTCCTTCCCACATCATCGAGTTAAGAGAGACGGGAAATGGTGAGTCATTAAAGACCCGTAAAGTAAAGTTCTTACTTCTTTGGTGTATTGGTAATGTAAATATGGTTGATTCATTTAGAGCTACGTCATCAGCTAGGTATGTGTTAGCTGAGGTAACAGGTTGTAGTTGATACCACTCGTCTAGGTAGATAAGTATTTTATCTCCATTAGCAGGAGCTGATGTAAACCTTATCTCTGTATCACTCTGGAAAGTAAATGCTGTACTGGTAACATTATTGATCTTGACTTTAACTTGTTCTCTATCTACATAATCTAAGTCACCTACATTCCAATTAAAGTCAGTAGTTGATCCATCACCTGTATATTCTCGTTTACCAGCAAACCTACCAGTAGCATTTAGTTTAAAACCTAATACACCTGATAGACCTACATCAAACTTAAGTCTAGATACTGTCAAACTAGCTGTGAAGTCACGTGTTCTACCCTCCTGATCGAGCTGGTAATAGACCTGTGGCAGGGTCATATCAAAGTTATAGGCATAGCCTACATAGACGTTGCTTGCAACACTTGTAAGGTTCTGTCCAGGGACTTTAAAGTATGTTCCTGTACCGTCTGTACCTGTCTCTGGAGTGATAGTAAAACCTGAGTTATTGAACGTACCAGCTGCTGTTGTACCAGCAACAATAAGCACATTCTTTTCATCAGTCAGATTGGCATAAGGTAGGTAACATTTAGAGAAGTCATTAGCAGAGTCATAAGTAACAGAACTAGCCTGCGCATATAAGTCCATACAAGGGTTAATCTTCTGACCCAATGCGTTAGTGATAATCGCTACCTCTGGACTCTGAGTTAGGTTTGCATTAGCTAGTGTGTACTGATTACCTTGCTTGGTAACTACGAACATATCATCCTGATCTAGAGCCATACTCTGAACAGTTCCAGGAAGAGTCCATTTAAACCAAGACTCCATTAACATTTCCTTACCGTCTGAGTAAGTCCTATAGAAATAGATCTCATTACTATCCTGTGCAGACATAGCAATGAACTCATTCTGGATACTGGCTACTAAGGTATCTACATCTATTGTTATCCACTCATTAACTACACGACCTATATCAAGTATGTCAGGATTCTCACCTAACCCTCTAGGTTGTAAGGCAAAGACTCTTACAAAGTTAGGAGTCTTACTAATGAAATTAAAGTGAGTACCAATATCTATTGGATCAACTGTATCGCTCATCTCCATATTGGAGACTGGTCTGATCTTTGTAGTCTGAGGTGTCAAAGGTCCATCATCTGCATAGATAATAAACTGTTGACTCTTACTAAATAGAAGTAAACCTTGTCTAGCTGGTTTAACAGCATGAAGTTTAGTAGGTCTAACTGATGCACAGTTAACATCTATTGGATCACCAGCTGTATGTGTTCTAGCTGATACTGCATATAACTCATAAGGTTCTTTAGCTCTACTGAGGATGACATTATCTTCAGATATAAATCCAAGCCTGTTGTCATGCCAGAATGTCTTCTTTATAGTCTTACCAACAAAGCTGGGATGGTTATTTGTTAAATCATCTCCAACCTTTCTATCTCCCCATGTAATAGCTTCTAAAGTAAATGTATTAGTAGCTGTATTTAATAACCTATGAGGCATGGTAGAGGCTATCAGACCTGGAGATTGATCAAGACCTAAACCTTCTTTCCAATAACCAGAACCAGCAGCTTCATTATCTGCTACAAACTTTGCATAGTAGTTATCCTCATCATATAGACGTGAATTAACAATAGTGACTGTATGGTTATGGAATGAGTTAGGAGGTAGCCAAGATTCATTACTAGCCCAGTCTTGGAAGACAGTGATTCTTTCGTTATCAGCACCACCTTTAGCCTCAAGGGTAAAGGGTGTTCTTGTGTTGCTAACTACATAATCTATTTGTAGAGATGTACCGTGTTTTGTGACATCTAGTCCTGTTATATTCTTAGCATTAATAGCAGATTTAAGACCATCTAATACAGCATCATAATCATCACTTGCACCTGATGTATAGGTACATGTCTGAACACTTCCTTTTTCAGCAACTATAGCTGTACCACCAAGTTTTATCTCAAAGTCTGTACTCTGAATAGAAGCTTCTAATTGTCCAAGTAAACTAAGTAATACTGTTCCTCTACTCTGAGCTACAAAGTCTGTAGGTGCTGCTTGTGTAGTTATTACTTTTGTATCATTACAAATAATAGTTGTATCCTGAACAGTTGTTATATCGTAGTTAGTCTTAATACCATCTAGATATGCTGCTGCAGATTCAGTAGTTGTGTAATCCCATTTAGCTGTGTTATCTGCTATAGCTGAACCAGTACCTGTTGGACCTCCTGACCCTGCAGATGTACCAGCTGTGCTACATGTATAGATTTTACCACTGTCATTCTTTACTTTATTACCTACAACATAAGCTGTACTAGCAGCCCAGTTAGGAGCATCAAGAGTGATCGTACATGCAGCTCCTGTGTCTGCATTCCATACATATAAACTTCCATTAGTATTACCAACTTTAGGTGTGATACATCCTATATATCTGGTACTTGTATCTCTATTAATGTAGAACCATTTAGCATTATCTAACTGAGTTCCACTAAAGTCAGTACCACCTGTATTCTTTAATTTAGATATAAACTTAAACCCAGGTCTCTTAGTCATCCCTAATGTCACATCAGGTAGACCATTAATACATTCTTTTACCTGACCTGGAAGTTTCTTACTATCTGCCTGTTTTGATACCCCACTAAGATAGTTAGGTATCCTTTGTGTTACTGCAGCCATTATCTCATAAGTGCTTTGTAAGGTTCATAGCTGACATATGGTGCAGAGCCATCTGGCTTACCAAAGAATGAATAATCACCTTGATTACATTCATACTCAAGTGCCATAGCTCTCATATATGCCTCTTTTTGTTGGAGCATTTGGTATTGTTCTCCATCCCCAATGATCCGACTAGAGGTAATGGTGGATGCTCTAGCTGTTATGTAGTCCTGTATTGGACGTGGTAGATCTACCCAGTCAAATAGCCATGTGATGTCGCAATCTACAGCTCCATCTGTCCATTGATCTGTGTGATGTTCTTTGTCGTATAGTTTTCCGTTCTTCTGTATTACGTTCTTATCAGCTGCATCCGCTGCTGTAAGGTCTATCTGTAATACATTGTTTGGTATAAGTATTTCATTATTACTATCAGGTGTCATTTCATAATGTGGCTCTTTGTTGAAAGTCCAGCCTTCACTTTGTACCTCTCTAGATACCTCTAGTAGAGTTTGATATGCAATCGCAACGTCTGGGTTGGTTTCATCTAAAGTGGTGACTGGTGCCTGACCACAAGCCATCAGTATTTGATTTATAGCGGGTAATTCTTGAGCAGCATTAGTGGTAGGAAAAGCCATAGGTATAAATATTTATGAATAAAAAAAAGGGAGCCATATAGACTCCCCTTAAAACTTAGAATGCTGAAGGAGCTGAAGCACCTACATACAATTCAACAGCAGCGGCTGGATTAACATAATCTGCACCACATGCTAAACGTCCAAGGATAACGTCACCCTGATAAATCACGGAAACATCTCCCTTGGTTACTTGTACTTGAGGACCAATTGCTTCTACAACACCTGCAGCTTCTTTCTGGAAGATAAGTCCACAAGACTTAGCTCCTAGCTCTGTGTTAGTACCGTAGTCGTTCTTGATACCTGTTTGTGCGCCTGAAGCATCTTCAGGAGTCACACTGACGAATGAACCTGTTCTACCAGGATCAGTTACACCAGTTGTACCGCCATAAGCAGTACCATATTTGCCAAGGAACGGAATGTTCATTGACTTGTAGATCTTGATACCAGCGATCTCCACAATTCCATTACCCTTCTGACGGGATGTACCTTGTGCGTCTCTGTTAACTAGACCATTCTCACCCACTTGTTGGATAAGTTCATAGTATTGACGTGCATTTAATACACCTACTCTTCCATCAGAGCTTACTCCCTTTTCATCTAGGGCTGCAGCTGCATCATAGAAAGCGTTAACTAGGTTTGTTGCACCGTAAGCATCAGAATCATTAGTAGTTGAACCTACACGAATCTGAGTACCACCTGGCTCTACAAAGTTAGACTTAGTGATAGGTGATGCTGATCTTGCTCCACGTGTGATAGCACGGAATGCAAGTCTGTCATATTTCTCAGCTAGAGCATAACCGATCTTACGTGAGATCTCTGACCTCAAATCATAATGAGCCAGAACTTCGTCCAATTCGTAAAGGAATGCTGAACTAATTAATAACTCGTCTACGGTTATAGTCTTCTCAGCTACTGGTGGTGCACCATCACTGTTACCAAGTATTGAGTTGCCTGGTGTGTGGTACTCCGCTGAGGTGCGACCTGTGTAGATGAACTGTAAAGATTTCCCGTTTTTCAGGGTTCTCTTCATAATCAAATCACGAGCAATCGCATTGTGCTGGAAGCCTTTGAACATCTCACCACTGAACAGCTTGAGATATAACGCTCGTCTATCTGAGCCTCCATTATCTGCACCTGGCTTAGTTACACTAGCCTGATGTGCGGTTGACTGTTGTGCCATTTATCTATATTTAAAAATGTTTGAAGGTATAAATCGTCTCTGCTAGCAAATTAAATTAAAGGTTTTGTGGTCTATCCCACCGTCTAGACGGCTAATAGGTATCCCGCGTACGGGGCTAAAAGCCAAATTACAGAGAGGTCCGACACTGAGGTGCCTCTCTGCTATGGAAGTTT